TCTTTCTGAAGTACTTGTTACTCTTTTCTTATTCTTGTGGTCCATGATACGCATCGGGCCTCCTTTGTTAAGCGCGTTTTTCTATTACGCGACTAGCTAATGCTTTAAGTATCGTAATCTCTTCTGCAGAGAGTTGTGGACTGTCGTGTGTTCCAAGTAGTTTTGCCAACTCAGTATTGAGAAACTCGCGAATCTTGTTCTCGATAAGATCGTACTCGTTTCCCTTACGCTTAACTATGCGAGCCGACATGATATCGTTGATCGCGTTAGCTTGTTGAAGCTTAACTTGCTCAGGTGTAAGTTTTAAAGATGTCTCGATCTTCACAACGTTCGACTCTTGTACTTTAGGTTGTGCTTGCACGGTATCTTTTACCTCTTCTTGTTTTTGATTGACTTTATCGATCTGAGGTTTTGTTAGTTTTGTAAAACCAAATTTAGAAGCAACATGATCGTATAGTTGACCAGCGGAATTGAACTGCGTCCTAGACAAAGGCTCGTTGTTGTCGACGCATCTTTTCCAATGTGCTTCGACGTTTTCGTCGTGCATCATTATTCGAACGACATCGTTCTGATCTTCGATCTCTCTTAGAATCTCTATATCATCTTCTGATAAGAGAGGATTGCGTCCATATACGTACGGCCACACCAGTTCGCCGTAATGAGATCTATCTAATACAACGTCCTGTCCAGATAAAGAAACTAAGAAATCAACCATCTCATCCAAATAAGATGGACCAACATAGCCTGGTTTGTAGTATTTGCTATCGGGAGCAGCAAAGTGAACGTATCGATATCCCTGTGACTCAAACTCTTTGGCAAGAGTAGATTTGCCGGAACGATCGATTCCTTCGATTATGATTAGAGACATATAGACCTCCATGTATCATATTATACACAGAGATCTATACCGTTGAAAATATCACTCTTTATCGATGTCAGCTGCTACATTTATAGGATTACGGAGCATCTTGCCTTCTACGTTTGAAGCCTGAGTCGCGCCGTATTGTTTTGCAGTTTCTTGCAGCTGCTGAACCGGAGACTCTTGACCTGCTCTAACTGCTGTTTGAGCATCTGCCTGCTTCTGACGTTCAGATTGATCGTTGACCTGTTGTTTCTGGATTCCGTGCTCGTGATCCATCTGCTGTTGCTGCATCTGCATCTGCTGCTGCTGCATCTCTACTTGCTGCTGCTGTTGCTGCTGTTGTTGCTCTTTTGCTTCTTTCTGAGCTTGCTTGGTCATGATCATATTCTGCCACTGCAAGAACATAGGATCGCCTGGCAGATACTTAAGTTCATCGCGCTGAGTGGCGCCCTGATCGTTAAAGAAGAACTCCCTCTGCTCTCCTTTAGTCATCATCTTGTCGACTAGCGCCCAGAAGCTTTGATTTAAAGGAAGATTTGCAATTGGGTGTTCTATAGGTTTTTTATCTTCGTTCTTTAAGAGATCGTTCATGCTCGAGAAAACCGTCATCTGAGCCTGACGCAGTGAGATGTCGGTCTGAGGAGTGTCGTCTGTATATCCAACGAATTTAAATTTGTATCGTTTTGCAAGCTCTTGGTCTAAAGAAGGTGTGATATCTTGATTTATTAGATCTTCTATGAAGAAGAGAATAGGAAGAAGACCGCGCTCGCGAGAGTAAGTGATCTTAAACTGCCCAGACTCTTTCGCCTGAGATGCTGCTCTGCCGTTAGCAGTAGTCAAATAATCTAAGCCGACTTCTATCGGGTCAATTTGAAACTGAGCACATATGCTTCGCATGATGTGCGAGTTGAAGTTGATGTACTCCATCTCTTTTGCAGATCCAGACATCGGAATCCATTGGACGTCGTCTAAGCCTGCTACTATTGGTGTTCGCCAAGCGTTATTTGAGCCCGATATAGTGTTATAGAACTGGCGACGGAAAGACGCGAGAGTGTTTTGAGTAACCGTACCCTTGAGGTGAAGTATCCCACGTGCCGCGTATCCATGAGTGAAATAGTTCGCATTATAAGACTCTACGTTAAGATGATTAGTTATCATGATAACGGACTGCTCGACCATCGAGATAGCGTAACCGTTTGAGTCAGCAAAATTCTTAGGATTGAAGAGCTTAAAAACCATGTCCTCGTCACCGAAGACGTTGATCACTCTGTTGTCAACTGATTGTTGAACATACTTAAAGTAATCGATATCAGGGCTATTTACTGTGCCCTGATGCGCTGGATCGTTGTCGGATCTTTTCTTATGATAAAGATCCATGGCGACTTTAGCCTGCCCTTCAACGGTGTTGCGATTGATATTAGGATTTACGCGATAGACGGTCTCTGCCGGTAGCGGACGAAATCGGTGTAAACCACCCTTTCTGGTAAGAACTTTCTCGCACGCCACATGACCAAAGGTAAGTATGTCCCATACTATTAACTTAACAAATTCGCCAAAAAGCATCTCCTCGCCTTTTGGGGTTCCGTCTATTCTTCCGCAATGATAAACATAGTCTTCAAGCATTCTTATATTATCAAGATCTTCCTGAGAGATAGGGCTATGATCGACTTTAACAAACTTATAACCCATATCAAAGCGCTTATGCTGAGGACGAGAGAAGCGCTGAACAGTGTCGCAGCGAATCTGAAGTATCGTGTTAACCAACCAGTCCCGCATCGAGATCTCTCTTAGCGTACGGTTTGATATCCTAGATACACGACTTTTAGCAAGAAAGTAGTTATGAACAGCATGATCGTAGAAAGGATCTGTCAGAATAGCCTTTGATCCTACGAGTGATCCTTCTGAAGATTCTGGTGCGTTGTCTGGCGCAGAGTCCGCATCGACTTTAGTCAAGTTCTCTATGTCCTGCTTAAGGGAATCAGTTACCGCTTTCTTAATATCGTCAATCCAGGACATAGGATCTCCCAAAATATACGTATGATTTTATTATACTTGTCAGAATGTCCAGAGAAAGCCGCCATCTACGGGATTCTCTTCGTCGTCGCCCTCTATCTCCGACAGCCTTCCTATTTTACCAAGCTTGTCATCATTAACCTCCGGATTAAACGGTAAGTTATTTAGTTTGGCGTACTCTTCTGGCGTTGGTGGTTTAAAAAAATTGCCAGAACTATCAACAAGTTTGGCCATATCAACGTCTAGACCTGCAGATGACAGGACGACTTGATTTTTACCGAAAAGATTAGTAAGTGGATATCTAAGTGCATCTAACCAGTGATCGTGCTCACCCTCTGGCGTATCTGATATCTGGCCTGCAGCGTCGGTCTTGTAGTGATAAAGTTGAAACTCTTTTATCAAAGGCCCGCAGGTTTCCTGTGCCATGAAGATCTTCGTCTCTGCCGTGCCTGGTATCTTAAGCCACTTCTTGGTGATCTGGATGCCTGTGTTGATGTTTCCCTTGTCGGTGTTGGTCGACGTAGGAAGACCGAGCTTACGCATCTCTACTGCATCGCCAGGATCAGCCTGGTCAGGAAAGTAGAGCTGTATGCGATACGGTTGATGCCACTTGTTTTTGATATGGTGCATCCACGTAGGCCGTGAGATATAAGTCATACCGTCGCATCTGACCACGTAGATGTTTTCCTTAGAGTCCACGAAGAACACTACTAGCGTATGCGGATTTGACCATCCCCAGTCGATGCCGGCATAAGCTGGAAGACCCATGCTGTGGCATTTCTTTACGAAGATGTCATGGTTGCAAGTTCCTGGAAACTCTTTACCGGTTAAAGTGAACCACATCTGATTCCACGTTTTAACATGAAGTCGCTCGTCGAACTCTTTATATATGATCCCTTCTACGGAAGGCTTTAGGTTCATCAACTGCGACATCGCCCAATCTGGTCCCTCGGAAAGAACCTTCTGCGCAAGCTCGTCTATGGACTTTAACATCGGCGATTCTGATACTTGATTCTTAGCATCACCCAGACATATAGGAGCCAGCGGACACTTTCCGCAGCCGATATACATCTCGTACTTCTCGTACTCTTTCTTTCGCTGCTCGCCAAGCTTCTCGTACTCAGACGGCGATCTTACGTCAAATGACTGCTGATCGATGTAGTATTCTTGCTTCTGCGTTCCAGACCTGGAATCCGGACATCGCTCAGTAAACTCGAACGCAGTCCATCGACGAACATGCCTTCCTTGCTTCTCTGCATTCTCTATTGCCTGATTCATGAGCCCATAACGAGACTTACGTGTAGAGATACCAACTCTAAGCGGCTTTCTTCCACGCTTAGAGTCAAGCATACCAGAGATCTCTTTGTAGGCCCTTAAGCCTTCGCCGGATACCGTATCTATCTCGTCGACTACTACCAAGGGCACGTGGGGACCATTGCAGTTGTGATTTATAGTTCCATCGATAGTTACGAAAGAATTTGAAAGAATATCATCAATACCGTCAGCTGCTTTTACTTCTAGCTTGGCGATCTGCTTGATACCTATATGTATTTTGCTTTTTATCTTAGCCAATTTTAACTTCTCCAAAATGCAGTTATACTTAATAGTTATACATTTGTGTATAACGCATATAACTGCAATATAGAAAAGCTAAGATATAGTTATTTCGGTATGCCATGGGCATGTTTAAAATTAGACATGCCGCGCTTTACTACTGCGTTATCAAAATCTCTAGAGGCTGATCTAGTAGCGTCATTGTCTAAAAATTGATGCCACGCATGAGTAACAGCCTCACCATTCTTCTCATTATCTGGATCATGACTACCACCAGGCGCCCACTCAAAATAAGGTTCAGCATGATCAGTCTGACTTGGCACTATGTTGGCGTGATGACCATAGGCTCCGTTAATAAAAGCGTGGACGTCGCCAAGTAGGTTGTTTTTATCTTTTAAGTTTGTGTGTTGTTTAAACGCAGTATCACCATAATAATCTATATGAGAACCATGAGCGCGAGCTATCCCTGCAACTGCATCCTCACCATGTTCGTCGTGTAGTTCTTTCAAACTATCTATGTCGCCCAAGTGTTTATCAAACGCATGCAGTAGATCATTATGACTATATCTATCGAAAGTGTTGTGACTATTTGTTAATAATTTTCCACTATCCATCATTGGAGCGATATGGCCCGCTATTTCATCTTGTTTTTTAGAAAGATGCCCTAAATCTATTTGACCAGTTGGAGTCGAAGAAACAAGACCTCTTATGTTTGCAAGATGATGATCGACTGCTCTAGAGGAGCCGCCGTCGTATGCATCTTTTAGACCCTTAAACATTCCATCTAGCTTTTTTCTATTTTCCATCTGCTGTTCAAAGTTAGCTCTTGGTCCTTTGCCATAAAAGGCATGCGCCAGAGTAGGGTGGGTTTGTGCTAATTTACGAGCTGGAGTAGATTGAGATTCGTCATCTACCCAAGCTTTATTTAAAGTATTTTGTTTTAAAATCTTCCATTGACCTAATGCATTCTTAATTAAACGTTCCATCTCGATTCTCCGGAGAAGTGCTGGGCATATCTAGATACAGAAATACTTCTTTTTCAGAATTGAAGCAAATCTTTTCGCCTGTTTTAGTGTTTAAAAAACAACCTGGATCAGACCAAGACATATTTCTATCTCTCAATCTTTTCCTAATTATATCATTGTGATTCTTTGAGCCAGTCGCAAAAACAAGTACATTGCCTAAATTATCAGATCTGTAGGGCATTATGTCTATTACGATTGTTTTTCTTATATTAAAAAACTTAATAAGTTTAATATATTGTCTACTAAATGTAGCTTCATGATTTCTAAATGGATTCAACCGCCATCCTTTAGATTTCATTTTAGCGTCTATATCAACCATATTTTCTATAGGCAAAACTATATCGATATCATTACATAATTTCTTTTTTCTACGATAAGATCCTGCAATTACATATGAATTTATGTTTAAACTTTTCATCAAATATTTACAGATCATAAACACCAATAATCTTGGCAACTTAATATGAAATTTCTTAGGTACAACTATTGCCATGGCGCTCTCTAGATATTTAATTTATATTTACGTCGTCGTCTTCGTTCAAATGTTGTAGTTCAACCCATCCGCGCTGAGTTAGCACTTTATGGTCCAAAGTGCCCTCAATAATCCTACCGTCCTCAAGTTCTACTCTTAAACAATTAGCATCTTCTAGTGAGTTGTCTACGACCTGAACAAAACCGCTACTATTTTGAATCAAATCTCCTGGTTTAAAATCTGACAATGGTTTGATTATACCGTTGATATCTAACGCGTTAGTAGAAGAAACTAGGCACGCCTTAAGTGTACACGGTATTACTTCAAGCGTTACCTTTTCTCCACTTACATTAAATACAGATTTTTCCATGGTGAATTTTTCTAATATTCGATCTACATCATTTGCTTTAGGAGGAGAAACTATCGGCTTGATCCTGTCGGACATCAGGAACTTTTGCTGGTATTCGTAGCAGCGCTTTGCCTGAGACAAGATCGCACCGACGTGAACTACATCTCGCTGATCGTGTAGCAATACTAGTAGTTCTGCTATCGCCATGCCGAGGGTCTTCCCGCTACCACGACCTGCAACATATAGTAATTCTTGAACGTTTTGCGGATTATGACTGTTTACGCATATGTCGTATACTTCCCATATAGCATGAAAAGGTGTTGTATCTGCGTATCTTGATACCTTGTAATCCGGCAGGTGCAAGTTGAAGAAATAACGAATGAAGTTCTTAAGATCTTTCTCTGTCCTACACGGGCTAAGCATTATCCGTTCAAGCTGATCAGGAGAGAACTTCGTTGCGTTTTCCGCGATCTTTCTATCGACCTGCTGGATTCTTGCCGCTTTTGACTCTTGCTGCTTCTTTGCTTTTATCTTTGGCTTGTCGATGATAGCCTTATAATGAGCAGCGCAAAGCCCGCGAGCCTTCACCGGACGCGCGCAACCCTCAACTGTACAGTTCTTATCACTCATCGTGATCTACCTGAACAAGCTGCTCAAGGAGCATGGATTCTTCCGATGCAGCTGGAATCGCCTTCTTTCCCGCTGCTTGTATGCGCTGCGGCTTTTGCTGGTCGGTTTCTTTGTTTGAAGTATTAGAGAACGAGCGCACCGATTCAGTAACCTTGGACAGCATCTCTATGACCTGCTGGTACTCTTTGAAGCTCTTGATTCTCATCGCTGGAATAGGATTTTTCTTTGGATCTTCTAGGTACTTTCGCATCTCTTCTGAGTTCTCAGCTGAAGAAACTGCTATCATGTCCGTGAGGAACTCGACCTGTTCTACAGTGGAGCGAACGATGCGGGTCTTTATCCGATCGTATATGGAATTTGCCAGCTTCTCTCTATCTTTTGCCCATCCATGAAGTGCGGCAGTTAGAGTGATCTTGCTTCTTGAGTATTTTGGAAACTTTACGGCGAGCTCGTCGAAGCTGTATCCGAGGAGGAACATCTCGTATATCGGGGTGGCTTCTTGCTTGTTTATGGCGCCGGCGGTCTTATATTGACGCAGATATTTCTCTGCCTCTACGATCTGATCACCCGTCAGGCCGTACTTTTCCTCTGCGCTCAATCTTTTCTTTAGCACTTAAATTCTCCCAGATCGGGTGTAATGCGATATTACACAGCATCTGATTAAGACGCAGTGATCCTATCATCTTATACCTTGATATCTGGTCTATGGAAAGCCCTAGCAAGAGCATCACTATAACAGATCTTTCTAAGTCAGTAAACGTATATAGGGTGTTCTGAACAGATCCGACTTTAAGCGTGGAATTGTATAAATATATAATATTATTAGTTATCTTTTCACTAATGTGATTGTTGAAAGCGATATGCTCAGCTGTTGGCAGGGTAGAAGTAGGGTCCTCTAGATACGAGACCCAAAGATCTTGACGGTCATCCTCGCTTAAAGACAGCTCATCTATCTTTTGCTTCACCATCAGTAGATGTGGATCTTTTATCTTCATAATCTGCGCTTTTCTTCAACATCATTTCTGTAGTCCACCCTGGACCGCAATAAGCCTTTACAAAAGCAGACAATATCTGCTTAAGTTCAAGATTACCATTTTTCTTAAGGAGGCGCTTAATCCTTAGCATGCTCCACATCGAATTAGAATTCTTGAGCTCTTGATACTTATTATAATCCCTGACAAGGGATGAAGCACCATAAAGCACATATGATATGTGCTTATTCTCTGAATCTATCGATAGTTCGAGTGCTGTAACGCCTTTATTTACTATAGACCCGTATAGAAAAAGTGTGTCTTTTGCATTATCAGTAAATAAGCCATTGTTCATCAACCAGCGCTGTTGGTCCAGGTATTGATTAGGCATCTCGTTCATCTGTTTATTCCTGTGTAATGTCTTATAGTTGACTTAAGGTCATCTTTATCTATTGATCCAGAGTATACTTTATCTATATACTGATCTGTCATTGTCTCTATAGTTGGGGCAGATATCGACACTCTAGAGGTCTTACTTGCGTCTGTAAATTCTGTTTTAAAAGTAACATGAGCTGATTTTTTAAGGTCAACGATCTCTTTTGATTCTAGTAAAGCCTTAACCTCTGCCCTTGGTCCTATTACCTTAACTATCCACATATCAGTAGAGTTTATGTTTATCGACGAATCGAAACCAACCTTAAAATCTAAGGTACGCCACATAGGAAACGGAGATTTTATAAATGTCTGGGATAGATCGTCTGTGTTTAGAATCGTTAATCCTTTGACCTGATCTGCATCGCTTGCCGATAAGCACATAGGCGTACCTGGGTATAAAATTCGGCCAGTTCGAAGCGATCCATATTCAAGAACTTGCTTCTTGTGAATATGCCCAGACGCGACAAAGTTGCAATCCAGCTGTTCAGTCGAGAGTCCGTCAGAAGCCATTTTGAATCCATAGTCTGCGCCTATGAAGGTGTTGTGCGTGATTATTATGTCTGTAGATGTTTTAGGCCAGTCTTTAGCCTCATGAATATATGGAACGTACGTGATACCGTCCGCAACAGTGACAACATCTGCCACCGTTAAGTTCTTTTTGCTATCAAAAACTTCTAATGCATGATACTCGCTTGAGTTAGGGCGATGCATATCGTGGTTGCCTAAGACCATTATTACTGGTATATTGTTCTCTAGAAGTCGGTCGAGATGCCTGGAGACCGTGCACATGACTTCGGCACGTATTACGGAATGGTCATTGAACGTATCGCCGAGGTTGACTATAAGATCCGGTTTATGCTCTTCTGTAACCTTTTCGATCCACTCCAAAAGCGCTTTGCCCTCAGATAGATGAGTATGCCGTATATGAGGATCGCCAATAAGCAGAATCTTAGTCATAGCGAGTTATCTCTTGTTCTATTTATTGCAAATGCTAAACTTAACATTTTACTGCTATGTTCAGCTATTCGCATCTTTATTAGAGCGTCTACAAAGTTTATGCTTATCTGCCAGGTATCGACATTGATACTTTCAAACGTCATGATCATTTATCCTGTTTTTCAATATTAGATCACTAAGACTGAAATCGGCCAAATAATTCATTTTTACTATTTTTAACGATCCAAGTATTTTAAAAAACCTTATAGCTGCAGCATAAAGTATGAAATTATGATAAGCTTCATTCTTAACATCTTCGCTGTAATCGTCATCGTATATCATTGTCTATTTGCCAATAGCATTGTTTTTTCCATTTCTACACTTGAAAGCTCTAGATGGTTAGTAATCTTAAGCATATTTAGTATAGAAACAAACCGGATCATTAAGACCCGGCTTCTTAAGTAACGTCTTACTTGTGTTTGTTGCTCCATCATAGAGCTTCATCTTCTATAAATCCAGAGGAGTCGGTCTCGACCTTGGCATCTTGATACTGATAACAGGCATCCAGAATGCGATTCTGGAGATCTTCGTCTGAGATCACCAGATTCTTCATATTCTGCTCGCCTCTGATTGGAGCATCGTTATTGAACGCCCACATCTGCATGTTCTCTCTTCCGGTCTCTGGATTGACTGGATGCTTGATAACGCCTAATGCTTTAGCCAGCTCAAATATCTCGCCGCCTGTGTCGACCACACCAAGATCATAATGGAACGTAAACTCTGCCTGACGTGCAGGTGCACCCATGCGGTTCTTCTTAACTTTAACGCGAACCTTATGACCAACCTGAGCTGCTGCACCTGTGATTGTCTCGCCAGATTCCAGTACGCCTTTCTTTGAGTCGACGCGCGTGATCTCTAACATAAGATCTGCCGCATGCTTTAACGCATGACCTTCAGAGATGACGTATGGATTTCGCAAAGCCTTCATTACATCCATTTGCGCAGTGACCTGTTGTATGAAGAAAGTCAATAACTTATGCTCAGCGATAACAGGAACAACAAGTTTAAGAGCGCTGCCGAGATATTGAGACCCACTACCGCCCATGATCTGATCGGTTGTCTGCTTTCTTACATCCTTAGGATATCGAATCGATTTAATAGAGTCGATGACGATAGATCTGATAGGAGCACCGTCCTGGATCATCTCCAGCAAATCACCGCCGATGTAATCAAAGATCTTGACTGGATCGTTAGATTTACGAACCACTAGACGATCTGCGTCGCCTCCTAGCTTCTCAAACATCTGAGCATTGAAGCTGAACTCTGCATCGAACCATACAGCCAACGCTTCAGGATCTTGTTTCTGAAGCTGAATGATACCCATCATTGCAAGCATAGACTTGCCAGAACTCTCTGGTCCGTAGAGGATGTTTACCTTACCAGGCAAGAATCCTCCTTGACATGTAGCCCAGTTAAGAGACGGACTCCACGAACGGATAGGTTTTGGTTGTTGTGTCTTAAGTTTAGATGCTGCTACACCTAGATCGTTTGTAAGCTTAGACATCCATTTGTTTGTGCTCATAATATCTCCGTTTATTTAATGCCTTCCCAAGGCGACATATAACCGTCTTCTGATAGCTTTTTTACCGCATCGATGGCAAATCTAAATTCTTGCACCTTGTTCTTCATGAGAAGTGCCATGGCTTGTGCCTTAGCGTGCACATCTTTGGCATATTGAACGTCTGGATCAAGTGCCACGTATGCTTTACGCGATTCCACGGTTGGTTTCTCGTTTCTCTGCTTGAAGAAATCCGGCGCTCGATCTAGATATGCGATCGCCTCTGCTGTGTCTAACGCTGACTTGGCGTTGAGTTCCGCTTGAACTGCTTTAGCATGCATGACCGAAGAAACATCATACGCGATGATGAACTCCCGTAGATATACGGGAGCCATCATCTTGTTGAAACCTTGGCCGATATCGCTAAGCTTTCTAGTGAACTCGGCGATCTTCTTAAGATCGATCGCCTCTAGCGTAGACTCTATTGTTGCAAGGTCTACCGACACGTTTCACCTCAATTGTCGAGGAGTGATTCTGCGTACGCGAAGATCTCGTCGTCGGCTTGAGATCTTTGCTTAGACACAGGTGCTTTCTTTGCTGGAGCAGAAGACTTGCTTTCCCATGGAGGGGTTGATTCTAGACGATGAACCACAGATGCATTTGCAGTCTTGGCTGTCGATCGAGGTGCTGGCTCGTCATCCTCGTCTACGTCGTCGAATCTTGTTGCGATGGGTTTCTTAGCCACTGCTGGAGTAGGTTTCTTTAGCGCAACCGGAGTTGAGGTTTCGATCTCGAAACCTTCGACCAAGGCCTCTGGACAAGAGACTACGAGTTGGGCGATGTTTGCCATTAAAACTTGGTGCAACTCATCATGATCTAGGCGTTTATAAAGCGTCGTAAGATCGTATCCTAGGTTGTCGTAGTTGTCGACGACGTTCTGCGGAAGAGGATCACGATCGTCGATGTAGCTGATACCTTTTGCTGTTTTTTCTTTAGCTTGATTCTTAGCGACAGAATATTCGGTATTTGTTCCCTCGCCGTCGCGACGAATCTTAAACCATACACCGGCATCGTCGTCCTCGGACAGGAGCGACGTTGGGTCTTGACCGTAATCAGTCACGTACTGCATCATCTGCTTCTTCATTGCGTCGTGAGCTGTCTTCTTAAGCTCAAGAAGACCAACTTCGCCAGCTTTATTGCAGGCGTTATAAACGTATACAGCTTTTGGTTTCGTAGTCCAGATGATATCGCTGATTGGTTTTAATGTATCGCGGATCTCTTCTTTAGAGAGGCCTTCTGCCTTAAGTTGAGCTTCGATTGTTTCACGCTTCTTTTCAAGACGGGAGATATATTCCGTTACGGGACATGAGTCCTCACCGAACGAGCGAGGTGAAGCATAAGGCCTACGGCGACCTGTCTGAGGATCAGACAGCCACGCAACAACCCAGCGGCGATATGCATAACCATCTGAATTTTCGCCAAACGGAGGAAGAATCCTATAAACGTTGTCGCCTTGATTGATCTGATGACGTTTCCAGTCTTTTCTTTCTTTGAGGGAATCTAGATTGATCTTGAGTGTGCTCTTTGACATGATATTCTCCTAATTTAAAGCAAATAGACACAATTGTCTGATATCATTATACCTTATGTTGATTGATCAACAGTGCCTTCTTGAGATTTAGGCTCTTTGTTCTTTCTTTGATATTGAGATGGTTTTTCAGGTCTTGGTTTTGCAACCTTATCTTCTGCAATGGCTACATTAGCCAACTTATCTAGTGCATCAGATGTTTCTTTTTCGTTAATATTAGATATAGGTTCTTCAGCTACAGGAGCACTTTCTATCGATTCACTGGATAATATTTTTGTATCATTTTTATCTTTTAAACTTTCTACAGCTTTCTTTACTGAATCTAAAGCTTCTTCTTTAATAGGCTTTGTCTTAATCGTCGTTAGATGAGACTTTATCTCATCCATATCGATCTTTCTAATGCCAAGACGATTAAAAACGCCCTCATCGTGCGCATCGCCAGCAAAATATATGACTCTGATATCAAAAGATCTTTGTCTCAAAAGGTATTCATAATACTTCTGATAAATTTGAGGGTACCGAGCTGTAAACATCTCGTGTACAACTGCTGCAACTTCTTCGTCGGTTTTGCAAAATCTTCCTATGTAATCCGATGGCACAACATTCCTGTACGGATTAAAGGTACGATCGTATTTTCTTCCAATTTCCTCAGCAATCGCTCTTAGATAGTTTAAGCCTAAGATATCTGATCCGCCTCGTCTTTTGACGCAAGCTCTAACTTCTTCTAAGAAATCAGGTTTTGCTAAAGTCATCTCTTGATAAGAGAGATCTGTTGGCATTTTACTTACAGATACGTATACGCTGTCCATGATTATCTCCTTGAGATATTTTGTTGCAGATATTGTTGTACTAACGCGTCTTTCTATTATTTAAAGTCTCCTGACTTTCCACTCTCTCTACTTCAAGTATCTCTATGGTTGGTGCACCGCGCCATCCTCGTTTAAGGTTTCCCATAACATAAACAAGCGAGTCTACAGGAAAACGGAAGGCCTTCTTCTGATCCCACTTAACGCACTCCATAGAGGACAAGCCATCGGATAATATCATCCTCACTCGCGACCATGGTTTACCGTGCTTAGATATACCTTCTGCGTGTTCCGATGACTGATATAGTCCTATCATAGCAACTTTTATGGAAGACGGGTTTTCGCTTGACTCTTGAGAGGCGATCAGTTTTTCTGCTACGCTTACAGATGCTATTACCGGTACGGCTGGAGTTGAGCCAAACGCCAACGGTATGTCTTTTCTTCTGGTCTCGCGCATAGCAGGCCACATCTCGGATATTTGCCTCCTTATATAGGGATCGTCGAGTACGGCTTTATTGAAACACTTATAGATCTCTCGCTGATTTAGAAAGATGTTAAGCGGCGATACGTCAGCAACTTCTTCTGGTACCTTTCGTATCTTCTTTAGTTTAGTGTAATAAGCTATAAATCTTTCACGCGCTTCGGTTATGGACTCTGAGTCGTCTGCCAATTCATCAAATGCTCCTGCCTTTAGTAAGGCCCAGAAATGGGACGAGTTTACTGGGCCATTGGTCTTGGTGACGAAATCTTCAAAGGAGGTAAACGGTCCTTTTGCGATTATGTTCTTTATGCTGGCAGGGCCCAAACCCTTAACGGTCGAAAGTGGAGCTGCGATACGCTTCCCAACTATGGCAAACTTATCTGAAGGATTGCGGATAGACGGTGGAATTATCTGATCGCCTAGAATAGAGACGTAGTGGCGGATCTTGTCTTCGCCTGAGTTGTTGAGTTCTGCCGCCCACCACTCTAGTGGAAAGTTTCGTTTAAGGTACATGGTGATGTAGCCGAGGTGTCCATATGCAGCGGAATGTGAGCGGTTAAAACTGTAATTGGAGTATGCTTCCAAAACCTTGCATAATTCTTCTGCTTGATCAAGCGTCCAGCCGTGCTTCGCGGTCTCTGTTCTAACTTTGTCAAAAGCCTTGGTCATCACGTCGCGCTTCTTCTTTGCAATCGCAGATCTGATCTGGTCAGATTCTTCGAGCGTATAGCCGCAAAACTTAACCAGGATCTCCATGAGTTGCTCTTGGTACGTCACTACCCCATTGGTTTCCTCGAGTATCTCACGAAGATCTTCGTGTATATATTCTGGCTCTCGAGCGCCGTTTCTTACGTCTATATAGAACTGTGTAGCAGACACGCCTGGGATAAACTCGACATCTAATGCACCTGGGCGACATAAAGCAGTAAGGTCAGCTAGATCTTTGCGACATACAGGAGCGAACTGCTTGATGTAGCTTTTGATAAGATCCGTGTTGAACTGAAAAGACGAATCGGTTTTTCGCTTGTAGAAGTCTTCGTAAACGCCTGGATCCTCTGGCAAACGATAAAGCATCTGAACGCCTCTGTCGTCTTCCTCGAGAAGATCGATGCCCGTGTTGCGCTTAACTAGGTCTACGACTATTTCTATGGTCTTGATGGTGGTTAGACCAAGAACATCTGCCTTTACGAGACCAGACTTCTCGATCATCGGCGCCTCAAACTGAGTCACAGGCACAGGACCAAGTTCTTCATCCTCGAATATCATGGTCGGAACGCGCTCATGCGAGATGTCGAGAGTCGATATAACAAAAGCTGAAGCATGCCTACCCATGCCCTTAGGCAGACCGATCAGGCGTTTTGTTACCTGCTCGATCTCTGGGTATTGCTTGAAGAATGCTTGAAGAACCTCGTTGTCCTCTAAATTGCCTCTGTGATAAACGCCCTCTGAGTCAGTGTAGCCATATAAGAAGTCGGTTTCATCGAGGCCCTGTGGAGAGTCTGGGATGGTCTGACAAACATCCATGACTTCTCGGTCGGTACGGCTTCTGCCGAATATGGCAAACATCGCGTCCTTCAGGGCGTTCTTGGTCTTGAACTTTTGTATCGTACCGATCTGAGCGAAACCTACGCCGTATTTTTCAGCCAGATACTTTAGAACAGGGGTGCGGTTTCCAAGGTCTAGATCGATGTCTGGGAAACTACTAGCGTTGATACGGGCGTGGCTTAGGAAGCGCTCGAACGGCAGCTTTTCTTCTATCGGGTTGACGTGGATGATCTTCAAGTAATACGATATCAAGCATCCGCCAGCAGAACCACGAGCAAGATTCTGAAGGATGCCTTTGGATCTAGCGTAGGCGCATATGTCCTCGTACATCAAGAAGTACGGCAAGAAGTTAAGTCTAGAGTTCTTCCATATTACGTTCAATTCTTTCTTGAACCGAGATACGTACTCAGGATCATCGGACCATCGACCGTGTTCCTTTATCTTTGCCATCAGCAATAAATATAACTGCTTGTCGTAGTCATCGGTGTGCGACGATATAGACTCTGGGATAGGGATCTTTGGTAGATGGTATTCATGCTTTATCGAGATCTTTGAAGCTTCGTCTACTATCTTGTCAGCCGTTGCGCGAGCCAACTCGATCTTGTCCAAGGTCATCCAGTTCTTTAGGTGGCGCTTAAGTATAGCGTACTGCTCATCCATGGGCCTTTGATGGCGAGACTCATAGAAGAATCTCTTATCCTTGAAGGAAGATTTTGAGACAACGTCTTGAAGGACTTTATCGTCTTGATCGATATAGTGTGCCGCAGAAGATACTATAAAATCGTACTTTCCAGAGTCAATTAGATCTGCTACTATTTGATTGACTGATTCTGTTAGGTTTGTTGTGGTTTGAAATGATCTAAAACCTATACCTTTGCCAAAGTGTTTTGTGACATCGATCGGCAATAGTTCGAGTATCAGTGATCCTAGTTTCTTTCGTACCTTATCTACTTCTAAACGTATGTCCTTCGATTCCCTAAGGAATAGGTACGCTATAAGCCCTTTGTCACACGCGCTACCGAAAACGACGCCTTCTTTATATTTCGCAACTTCATCGATATGCACAACGGCCATCTTTACATCTGAGTCTTCTATGGCTTTATCCCAGCCTAAAGAAGAGAGCTTTAGCAGATTGAAATAGCCTTGATTTGAGACAGCCCAAGCGTTTAGCCTGAAGTGATCCATCGGGTTTCCGGTAACAGATACGTTTATGCTTATGGCAGGAACGATTGTTACAGCACCTTCTGGAACTGAGACTTTGTGGATCTTCTTTATTCTGTCTGCAACAGCCTTAAAGTTTATAGACTTATATAAAGAGGCAGCCCAATGATGATCTGGGAAAGCTACGGCTTTAGCATCATTCTTATAAGCCCACAGAACCCAATCCTCAACTGATACAACTGAGTCGGTATTGCTATATTCTGAGTGAACATGCAGTAGTGGCAGATTCTTTATGCCTAATGGTTCGATGTTATCAACTATAGAGACTTCAGCAAACTGCTCACCGACCAGTTCTGCGATACGCATGTCAACTAGATAAGTGGCCTTGATATCGCTCATTGCTTCGTGAGCATTGATCTCTATGCCAAACTCTTCAGCGAGATTCACAAGCTTAAACTTAGTAGTCTTAAGTTGATCTTTAACGCCTTTAGCCCTTATGTAGACGTCTCGTATCTCGCTAGAAAAATACGACGCAAACTCGCTCTGGCGTCCTACTTTTTGAAACAAGGACGACACGAAAGATCGATCGAAGTTCGTATTGTAACCAGACATCACGAATTTAACTTTAAACTTAGAAAGATATTTAACGAAATTATCGACCAGATCGGAAGGCGATTGAAAGGTCAATATTTGTTCGCGGGTGATTCCATGAACCTTAAGTGCGGCTTCTTCTATGTTGTTCCAATTTATAGGTTGGCAATATTGGTTAAACGGCTCATGCTCGACCCCATCGATGATGGGGATGCAAGCGAGCTGTATGATATCGTTGGTGTATGGGTTGAGGCCTGTCGTCTCGACGTCGAGGTAAAGGTAGGCTTTCATCTCTTCTCCGATGGTTTATTCCATCGGATTATACGATCATTCGACGTGCCATTCGCCGTCTATGGCATTTACCAGCTGCCTAGATCCGCCTTGGTGAATCAAGCATGACGAGTGGAGCCAGGATGAACTTCCCTTGTTGTAATCAAGCTTGAGGTATGAAGAAGTCCCTACACACCATGCTCCGCGCATGATCTCGGGCGTATGAGAATGGCCAGACACAGAGTTGCCGTATGAGGCTTCCATTGATTGTAGGCTTCCTCTTGCACCGTTGGCACCTAGATGCCCATGTGCGCCGCACTGTATCTCTTCTACGGCATAGTCGTCATCTATTGAGAGCCATCTGATCTTCTTAGACGCTTCAGGCTTAAGGAGCTCAGTTATGGCCGATTTAAGCGGATCCTTGCCGTCGAGAACCTCTATAGCGAGCTTCAACGCCAACCTATGGTTGTGTGGATCTTGAACGTATCGGGCTTCCTGAAGGTACCGTTCTAGGAACTGATCGTGATTTGATTTTACGATCACCACTTCGTCTGTTAAAGCAGAAATGCTTTCAAGATCTTTTGCTAGAATCTTTAATTCTTCTGCAAGAGAAAGTTGACCATTTTCTGCTCGTTTTGCTTTTAGTAGTTTGTAATGCTGCTCGTGGTGGTTGATCGACATGCCATCGAACGCATCGTGTAGTATGATGCGCTTGGGTGAAGTAAGCTCTGCGACGTCGAACCATGCTTGTCTTGCTTTAGGATCAGTAGATCCTGCGTGCCAGTCGCCTAATACGAAAGCTTCTGGCCTTGAATCAGAGAAGCCGGTCGGTGTGTATTTAACGCCTAAGTCAAAGAACGAACCTTTGGCATCAGCCTGGATCTGTCTAAAGTGATAGATCTTGTCATCCTTGATCTCAACGATAACCGCACCAAGAACGTGATCATGCTCGGCGATGTACGCGGTCCTCTGAGACATATACATCTCAGAGTTGTAGTTTGATGCTGTAATAGCGCCTGTCGTCATCATGAAATGAGGAAGCTCGCTGTTGGACGTTGGAACCGCCTTGAGTCTTTGCTTGGGCGAAGCATAAACGAATGTACCGTTTCTTTGACCTATTCGACCAAGCCCGGTAGTGGGATCGATATGCTTCGCTGATAGTTTTATCGTAGATAGAAACACGTTTGAGTTTAATTTCGTATCTTCTAGAACTATGGTTTCGCCCTTCAGCTTCGACGCGATAGTTCCCCATTCTCTTGATTTAGTATGAGCAGGATCGGACGACATCAGGATAAGGAGCTTCGCGTCGTTTTCTTTGCAGTATGTTCTTATTGACGCATAAAACTTATCGTGTACGTCGCATCCAGTAACCGCAGTTGTGATAACAAACTTAGAATAAGACTTAACATCGTCCCTCAGCGAAGCTAAAGCTTTTTGGGAATAAAGACTTTCAACCGGCACATCAAAGAAATTATCTGGTTTGTAGTTGCGCGCAACTCTCTCCAAGGCAGACAAGGAGCCAAAGTGATGAGACACCATGTCTTTTGTGATATCGACTTCCTGAAGATCCTTCATCTTGACGTCGCGTTTTAGTTTCTTAGCAAGCTTAACGTACGTCTTGACTATTTGACTTTTCTTGTCTTTCATCATTTTGCCTTGTCTAATTGAGCTTTTGCCTTCTCCGCTTTCTCTTCCTGAATCAACATATAAAGCAAAGCAAGATAATTTCTTGCATCATTTATTCTGCCTTCTATGCTTTCGGTCGAGTACTCGGTTCCGTTCTTGATGTAACTTTTGATTGACGATAGGTGCTTAGATAAGAATATCCATAGTTTTTGCTTTGGATCGATACCTATATCGTCACAATCTTTGAAGTTAGCCAAAGAATCTGTGCCGCCAGCATACTCAAGACCCTTCTTATAAAGAAGATCCGTCTCATCGTTTACGATCTTATCGAAGAGACGTTTATGCTCGATCCAGTTCATAAAACCTCCGTGCAATGCACGGGGATTCTACAACTTTTTTATGGGTATACATCAAGAATAGGTAAACGTGAAGCTAAATATTACGCCCGTAGTTGATACCTGACTTGTATCTAGGCTTAAGTCTACTTCATAAGTATTGAAGATTCCCTCTTTGTTCATGGCATAGTATATGCCTGCAAAGTAGGCATTCATGTAGTTGCCTTTTAGGCGAAGATACGTAGGATTATCAGATGTTTGTACGGTAACTGTAAATACCGATTTGCCAGCTGCTGCAGCCGATTGAAGACCAGCAAGAAGAGTCGAATACGATCCTGGTCTTGGGCTGGAGTATCTGAGTGATTTGTGGCTTAAAGCAGAAGCTGGCGCAACCGTAACATCGAACGTGGATCCAGCAACTACAGGGGATGCTACGATTTTCTCTACCATTGCTCCGGACTCAAGATAGCGAACGGTATATCCTGCAAGTATAGGTGCGTTTGAGCCCGAGTTGTTGATAGTAAACATCGGAGACGAAGTAGCGATATCTACGGCATCTTCAAGAACAACGTCGTCATATTGCGGAAGTATGAATCTGCGACCAAGCTCGAAAGCTTCAGCTAGCTTGCCGTTTAAGCCGTTTGCACCGTCTAGATATAGTGATTTAAGGGTGGCCATAAAGTCTCCTTGAGGTCATAAAGCACAGAGACTATTATACGCTATGAGGATATTAGGCGGGCAGTTTAGGCATACCCAGGCCACGGTCAGCCTTAACGCAGCTGATACGTTTCAATAACTTAGAGCAGCTTACTATGGGCTCACCTTTTCCGTTCGTTACGGATAAGCCTGAGGTAGGCTAGAAGTCGGATTTAGCTCGCCAGAATCGATCTCTTCGATCTTTCCTAAGAGGAAGTCGATCTTGGCTTTTTCATACTTTATAGCAGAATTGTAACCTTCGTTCAAGTCTTTTACGATCTGCTTGGCAGCGTTAAGTTTGTCGTCGTTAAGCTTTTCTTCGCGCAGAAGCTTGATCTTCATCTCTGATTTTGCGATGAGATGTTCAGCTTCCTCTGGGGTTACGTGAGCATTGTTCTCAACAAAAGCTTTAGATAAAACATTTTTTGCTCTGCCGATGTCGACCTTATTGTTTGCCATAAAAACTCCGTGGCGATGTTGATGATCGATGGATCTTATACAAGGTCTTCATAAACAAATTGTTTCGTGTTGGTCTTCTTGAACGTGACGTCTGGCGGAACAGGAACGGAACACGTGTATGTTTTGCAGTTATATCTTGCAAAAGCAGCATACATCCCTTGAGCCACAGCGTCTACCACATCGAAGCGAAATATGATAGGTTTTCCGGTGTTTTCCGATATGCTGTGATTTGGAAATCTTATATTGAATCTTTTCCACAGCGCTTCAACGACCATAAGCTTTTTGGCCGGAGATGCACCCCATTTCTGTTTCTGTAGCTTAGTTGGCGTGGATCTTCCAGCTATGAAGACCTTCCAGTTGGAGATGTTAAGGATCTCGTAGTGCATATTTCTAGATCTGCACCACATGTGTATGGCCGCGCGATATGCTGGATTAACGTTTGCACCTTGCTTGAAGCGACTCGAATAAAAGTAATCCTCAACTGCCACTTCGTCTGCTGAGATTCTGTCATTGATCTCAGACAATCTTCGCTGAAGATCTATGCACCAATCGCCCATGTACGGCGAGGAGTTGTCCACGTCTATGAAGCCGTACTCGATGATCTCGCAGTGATCGCCGTCGATTTTGGCGACAGAATAACCGCAGGACTGGCCTGGATCGAGCGTCAGTATTGTTTTCACGATTTATTCTTCTGTTAGAGTCCACTGGCCGTTTTTAGAAAGCTTAACGGTCTCTTTCTTTACTGGAACGAGCCTAAATCCAGCACTCTCAAGGTTTTTTACCCCGCCGTGCTTGACGTTTATATCAGAAAGAGAAAGTGGCTTATCAGTAATTCTATAACCGTTTTCGGTTATGTGGTAATGATAAGATTCGCCCTCAGATTTTGCTGTATATGCGAGAGGGTTACTGGCCGCTTGGACCTGAGCAGTGGCTTGTCGCATAGCAAAATCCTTTGCGCTCGGGGCCGTGACCTGCTGCGCAACTTTGATTGGATTCTTCTTGGGTTTTGGGGCCAACGAGGGAGCTTTAGGCGGCTTAGGCGGCTCAATGGACGGCATCCTTAAGCTGGGCATCAGGCTGGCTTTCATCAAGTCAGACAACTGAGCTAGTTTTTTGATCAGCGATTCCATTAACTTACGACACCATCGTTATGCCGCTTTTCTTGACAACGTTTATAGACTTATCAAACATTGCCTTTGCCTCAGCGGCGTGGTCAATGACTATTATACAGCGCTCGTTTGCCATCTCTCGGAGAAGATCTATGACCTTAGCCCTATTAGAAGCATCCAGGTGATCAAACGGCTCATCTAGGATGATTGGGTTAAGTTCAGCGCCCGTGTATGCTGATACTACGCTTATCAAAGCAAAATCTATCGCTATAGACAAGCATCTTCTCTCGCCGCCAGATAGGGAGCCTATAGATCGCTTCACGCCATCTATCGAGAACTGATCAGACATCTTAGTCGTAACCTTGCCTGACTTATTTTCTTTAAAGGACTGAAGTTCGTAACTTGAATTTGGCCACACCAGCTGAATTATGTCGTGTATCTTATCGTTTATGCCTTGAATCACAGAATCCATAACATAAGCAGGTGCTCCAAGCGGAGATAAGACAACGGAGCCAGTTTGCAACAATTCTACTTTTGATTTCTTCTCTTCAAGTTTTTGATTTAATTTAACTATTTCTTGTTTTATGTAGTTTATTTTTGCTACTTTTGCTTCTTGTTTTTCAAGTGCAACCTGCATCAATTCTAGCTTTAGTTGATTTTGCTTAACGAAAATCTTAAGCTCATTAACTCTAGCAAACAAAGATTTGTGAAGTCGATCTTTTTCGCGTAATTTATGTTTTATAGAATCAATCGCTTCAGTTATCTGATCTTCTTTTGATATATTTGATTCTAACTGATTGATTTCAGTAACTATTTCTAAGCGACGATCATCGTAAGACTTACGACGCTCTTTGTTTCTAGCAACAATAGAATCTTTATCATGCTTTAAAAAAGCACCATCTACGATATCCAACTCAATATCACAGCAAGGACAAGTACCGTCTGACTCGGTTGGCTCTTCTAATGGCTTTAGATCTCGAAGCATCTTTCGATAAACGTTCAGTTTACCTTTTTGTATTGATATCTCATTTAACTTTGAGGAGAGCTTATCAAACGTGACCCTGTAGCGATCGTCTTCTTCGTCTATCATTTCGTTTTCTAAGCTCTTAATATCTTCTGAAACTGATACTATAGATGTCCTTATCTCGTTCATCTCGGACACGTGCGACCGTTCGTCTATGAGACCTTCTTCGTATATCGAGACATTACCGCTAAGATTTGATATCTCGTTGGTCAATCGAACTATCTCGGCAGTCTTATCCTTAAGATCAGAGTCAAGTTTAGTTTTAGCTTCTGCAAAGCCGTCTGCCCGCATTAGCTCAAGTATTAGATCTTTACGACCCGAATCATTTAAGTCTAAAAACCTTAAACCACCGACTTGACACGCATACTGCGAAATTATAAACTGTTGATAATTCATCGGCAATAGATTGTTGTACTCTTCTTCCATCAAAGAGCCACCGTCCAATGTGGCCTTAAAGCCTTTTGGTCTGGATCTTTCGACCTGTATCTGACCGTACTTAGTTGAAAATACTACTATAACTTTTGATGACTTTGACCCAATTCTCACAAAATCTGAAACAGTGATCGATCTTGGAAACTGATTAAAGAGTCCCCAAGCTAAAGCCTCGAATATCGCAGTTTTTCCAGCTCCATTGGCGGAGTCAGTATCACTGTTCCAGCCCTCAACAAGGATGAGACCTGATTCAGGGAAATTTAATTTTGCATACTCTATTGAGAGTATGTTTTCGATAGTCAACGACAGTATTCGCATGGCTACCTCTTATGGGGCGGCTTTGTATGAACCTTTATATTTCCCTGCTCATCGTAGTAGATCCAGCCTTCCTTTAAGGAGTGATCGGGTGGATACTCTTGAACTAGGCGAGGAACCTCTACTGCCCAAAAATATTCTGAACGCCTAGATTCTAGTATTTCTTTGTTATCAGGAGGAAGTTGAATATTAGTGTATGCATCCACAACCTCTTTGACAGTAGAAGGCTCAACAGAAGACGGTAGCTGACGAAGCATGTCCGTGTCGCACGTGACACACTTGATAGAAAGAGTAGAGGCCGGAGTGTACTTAACAACTCCAGCCTCGCATTTGTCGCATGTAAACCTATATTTAGGCATCAGAATCTTATCCCCAATGATAATCCCGCTCTGTCATTAGATATACCTCCTTTATCATAAGAGGCACCTAGATATATTGGTCCTAAGAAAGTGTATTGTGTTTCTACTGTATATTGCTTGTCGGTATTTAGGCCGATACCTACGGCGAATGGCCTAGGATTCTTTGTGTACGAGGTAGTTTTTTCTCGCTCTTCTTTTAGAAGCTTTTCTGAAGTCTGAAGATTAAGAGACAAGGTTTCTATCTTTGAGTTTAGACTTGATGTCTTTTCTGAAATCTCTTTAACATGCTGCTCGTTTAATGCTGATACTGTTTCTTTGAGTTTTTGATCTGCTTCCTGTTGAACGCGTGCTATAGTTTGAGTCTCTGATTCTAACTCAGATGTCGATATAGTTTTACGCTCTATTCTTCCATCTGGAAATATTTTCTCTATCGTAACCATCTTTGTCTTCTGCTTTAAGGAAGAGTTCTCGGTTACAAGAGAGTTGATTTTTGTAGACATCTCAAGCTCTTTTTTAGCAGACTCTTGCTTTATAGAGTCGATCTGTTTTTGGTTAGACTCTCTTTCTGACTTGATTAAAGTATCTGATTCCTGAAGTTTTGCCTCATAAGAGGACCGGATCTCTTGTTCTATCTTTGACTTTTCGGTCTGTGTCATCGATCCACTTGGATATAGAACAATAGTCAAAATAACACCGCCCACAAAAGCTAATGCGTGCGGTGCATACTTGCTTTTAGCAATATTTTCTAATAAAATGTTCATTCATCACCTACTTCTGTAAGCATATCCTTAAATGCTGCCTTACTCAATTCCATCTGAGTTTCTAGGTTATAATCGCGTGGAGCAACTACGATACCACCGAGCGTAACCATGAGCGACGCTACTGATAAAGCATTTCCGATTGCAACGCGATGAACCTTGGCAGGCTCTACGATTCCGGCGCTAAACGGATCGACTGTTTCGTGATCGTTTGCGTCAAACACCAATTTAGGAACAGATCCTCTGATGCTCTTGACGATTGCAGAATATAGCTCGCTGTGTCGATCGTATTCTCCGCAGTTGGACAAAAGAATGCTGAATGGTTGCTCTAACGCATCTGCCAGTATGTTCCAGGCAGGAGATTGGCTTTCCTCTCTTATCTTTTTTGCAAGAGCAAGATGCGTTGCACATCCGCCGGCTACGATACCCTCTGCTACCGCAGATCTAACCGCCTCAACCGCATCTTGAACTCGATCTCGTCTTTCACGGATCTCAGCATCGGTGATACCACCTACCCAAACAGTAGAGATACCGCCAGTAAGCTTGGCTATAGCAGCCCTAAGATGAGCGCGATCGTGCTCGGAGTGTGCAGCGGTTAGTATTGCCTTTAGCTCTGACACGCGCTCCTCGATCAGATCCCCATCTGATTCGCACTGAATAAACGCTTCGTATGTGTTTATCTTTGCTGATGTAAACTTGCCAAAATGATCGCTGCCAAAAGAAGGAGCACTTGCCGGATCCATGACTGTGGCGCCAGTATATGCTGCCATATCATGCAGGAACATAGTTCGTGAGTTTGCGATGCTTGACTTTGGAACCTTTACCGGTAGAACGGTTACGCCGCCTTTTGAGGTCTTTAAGCACTTCTCGATAACGTTGTCCGCAAATCCGTGAGCCATCAAGATGATAGGCTTTCCGAAGAAATCAGCATCGCTCTCACAGGCAGATTGAACCGCAGCAGGAAGGACGAGATCGTTTAAGGTGCCGTCAAACAGAACCACTAAACCAGCATCCATTCTGACCTGCTGATTCGCTCGATCATTTATGAAAGCCGTACCGATTGCTCCGATATCTTTTAGACCAGAGGTCACGATAAAACCATCTACAGTCTCTACGCGCATTCCTCCACCCTGATCTTCTTGAATCAAGATATGACCGTCGTCGCCCGCTGACATGAAGGCCTTAACTACAACGTCTGCAACGTCTTGATCGCCGTTTGCTGATATCAAGGCTACCCTTCTGAGATCTTCGTCTGACTTAACCTGGACCGCTACGTCCTTAAGGTAAGGGAGGATTACCTTATCGTAACACTTACGTAGTTCACTTATAAGGCGCTGAGGATTATAACGCTTATTTGTGGCCATGAATGAAGATCCAGCTTTAACAATTGCATCCGCGAGAACGATCGCAGTAGTCGTGCCGTCGCCCGCATCTCTTGCCGTGTTAAGCGATATCTCTTTGCAAGTATCCAAAACTGTGTTTGCCGCAGCATTTGGCATCCCTAATGCTTTGATTACCGTAATGCCGTCTTTTGTGACTAGAGGTGGCATACCCTCGCGCTCGATCAAGACAGGTCTTCCGCCCGGTCCTAAGGTTCTTGATGCGATATTTGCCATGCGAGACAAAGTAGATAGAACTACGTTGTTTATCTGATTAGGATCATCAATCATGTCTTTGGATTTGGATTTTACGTAAATCACGCAAAAGCTCCCTTCTTCTTAAATTCCTGAATAATCTTGTTGTACTGAGAGATCTTACGCTGATCTGTCTCAAAGCCAGTTAAAGAGTGTCCAAGCTTAAGACACGCCTTAAGCGAAGCTACATTTCCCATAAATGGATCAAATACGCTGCTTCCTGGAAGAGCATCTGCAGTCCTAAGCAATAGTTCGGCTAGATCTTCTGAGTATGCCTCGTCCAAGGACCCTGTCTCTACCAGCCATGTATTGCCTATACATTGCGGGCTCTCTTCTAAAAGAGAATATTTTTTAACTGGTTTTCTATCGATCTTCCATACGTCGCCGTTACAAAAGAAAAGAACATAATCGTGACTATTCACTAACATGTTCTCTGCTCTTTTTCCTGGCAGCCATGTCTTTTCAATGACTATATTATCGACGTGATTGAAACCTACGTCAACCATCTCCTTAGCCACCTCAAAAGGGCGCCATTTTGCTTCCGTTGGAGCATAGCACACTAGAAAGACTATGCCGTTTTTACTCATGGAATTTTTTAAACGGTTTGCAAAGTTCTTAATAAACTCTTGCGAGTATCCATCTCGCTTACGGATAGGCACTCGCGTTATGCACACCTCAACGTTCTGCGGCCATACGGAATCTGGATCAAATAACTTAGTTTGATGAATTTTTATTGATGTTCCAAAAATAGTAGAAGCATTAGTCATATTTTGACCTTAAACTAAAGAGTTGCCTGACGAACCAAAACCCCCTGCACCTCTATCGGTGTTCTCGTCTATGCTTTCTACCTCAATAAGTGAGTAGTGCTTTGAATAAGGATGAAGGATCATCTGTGCTATCTTTTGACCCTTTTTAATGCTCAAGACATTAGAAGGAAGCGGATAGCAAAGATTTGTCATGATGACATGAAGCACTCCGCGATAGCCTTCGTCGATGATGCCGGCGTAAACCAGTAAGCCTTTGGCGCCGTTTCCTGACTTTGAAGTTATCTCAGCATAAGATGAATCAGGAAGCTCGAGCTTGATATTAAGCGGATGCTTTACGATCTCACCTGGTCCTACAGTAAAGTCTTCGGTGGCGAACAAGTCGTATCCCGCGTCTGTTGCATGAGCTTTTACAGGAAGCTGTCCATCTTTTAAGACTTTGCACTTGATAATTTTTTCCATGATGCCTCCGAGGTGTTATGTTGGGCCTTTTTACAACATGCCCATGTTGCGAAAATATACGTTTAGCTGTACATATATTTTCGACCGGTCTGCTACTTAGTCTTTAAGACTATGCTTACCCGCCAGCTAGTGGGGCTCGCGTTAACATGAGCTCTTGACCGGCAAAGCTATCCTTCCACACTTTTTTCTAGAAGCAGAGGACCAGACACTTCTGTTCGTTGCCGAACTTGCTTATTGTACGATTTTAACGTTGTGAGTTATTTCTTTGTAGTAGGAAATTCTTTTTCCGGCGTGTCTAGCTAACATCGAAGATCCTTCGGGTACATAGTCGAGAACTATGCACTTATCCTTTGTTGCAGTCTTTCTTAAGCCTCTACCTACTGCTTGAAGCACAGCAGACTTAGAAGCTGTAAAATTTGCTATTATAAGAACTTCTACATTTCTAGTGTCTACACCTTCGCCGACTAGGCCATCGGTTGCTATAAGCGACTTGATCTTGCCGTCGTTAAAGGATCCTATGAGCGCTTCTGATCCCTTATCTCTTCCGTTAGCAAAAGCAACACCAGTAGCCTTAGATAAGGTGTCTCCATGGTCGATCTGATCGACAAGGATCAGCGTAAATTTTGAAGCAGCAACGAATGCAGATATGTCTGATATTAAGCGATCGTTCATATCTTTACTGTTTAAGATGTGCTCTTTGTATGCTCTTAACTTGTCGTCTTTAAAGTCGCGTCCTGACGTTTTAACGTGTCGAACTATGAAATAAGGCTGAGATAGCCATCCTTTTGCGACTCCCCAGGCGACGTCTCGCTGAACCAATATCTCACCGCATGCTGCATGAATCAGTAAGTCTTTTCCGTCCGATCGAAAAGCGGTAGCCGTGAGCCCGTACATACGGCCCACGGTACCTAATCCCTCGGCTACAGTATAGAAGGTGCTAGCAGGAGTATGGTGGGTCTCGTCGAAGACTACAACGCCAAGGTCGAGGGCCTTGATGTCGTCGATGCGGTTACAGACAGAAGCTGCTATGCCGACGGTTATTATAGATGGTTTATACTTACCACTACCTATGAATCCAACTTTAGACTTACCAAATGTCTCTACCAGCTCTGAATAGAACTGATTTGCTATCGATTTACTAGGACACACTATGAGTGTGTTGCGCTTTAGCTGGCGTATTAGATATATTGCGGTCTTTGTCTTGCCGAGCCCAGTCGCTAAGTTGATAATGCCTCGATAGTTTTTTAACGCTATCTCTATTGCTTCTTTCTGATAGTCGCGAAGCTCAAAAGCAGCCTTTGGAGTTGACCACGGTAGGGAAACCTGGGGTCCAGTGTCTTTTCTATGATCGATTATGTTGTTTACATAGTTCTTTATGATGTAAAGAAAACCAGACGGAACAATCAGCGAGTTGCCGCTCTCTTTCCAAAGATCTCCTTTTGATTCCTTGGAAAGTTGCGCATATGCCTCAGAGTTTCTGGTATAAGGATTTTTCTGCATGCGCCTTAGCTGATACTCTTTTGACTTGTCTACGTACGTAAGCTGTGATTTTATTTCCGATTCGATCGATTTATCAAGATTATCGATTCTTATTAAATCATTAAACACGTGCGCAACTGTCGCATATGGATGATCTTTCGTATAATCTTGATACATGAAAACCCCTGATGTT